AAACCAAGTATATTGCTATAGTCAGTAGTAAGTAGCTTACCATTGCATGTTATTGCATACTTCATTTATCATTCTCCTTCAGTCTATCTTTGATCCACGCAAGCTCGGTCAATATCTGAGCTAACTTTGCACTCAAATCTAACTGTTTAATATCTTCTATTTCTCTTTCAAGAATCTTGACTCTTGCTACTAAATCGTCATGCTGTATATCACGTTCAGTCTTAGTTTGTTTACGTTGACTATTGATCTTCCAGTATATCCAGGCTAGACCGAGTACACACACTACTATTGGCAAAGCAGAAGGTGAAATAGCAGATATAATTTGTGCGATTACTGATTCCATTGTTAAGCCTTACGATTGATGCCGATGACTTCTCTTATAGTATTAAGTGCGTAAGCATCATTCACAGCTACAGTAGCTGTGAATGATGTACCAGTTAAAGGAAAGTTTAATGTTCTAGCGCTTATATTTGTTATATGAGTTGTATCTGGCATTGAAAGATGAACCATAGCCATTTTATAAACACCTTGACCCATAGTACCATAATTATGCCAGTATCTTACAGCATCTCCTGCTTTAGGTTTCCAAAATTCATCAACCTGAGTATTATGAACTAACTTAATAGATTCAAAATTTTCAAAAGATTCACTTAATGTGACAGCTGAAGTACCAGCAGCACCAGAATAAAGCATAGTTTCATTATAGCCAGGCACCACACCCAATGGACTATCCACAGTGCCATTTCCAGATAGACTGTTATCGTGTGAAACTTCTTGCTGTGTGGCAAGAATGTAATTGTTTTGACTTATAGATTGAATTTCACTCATTATGTGTTACCTCCGGAAATGCGGTTATAGCCTATGACTTGTGAAACTGTAATAGCATATACTCCAGTTTTCGGTCCACCACCACCGATGTTTGAACTATTTTTAGCAAAATAAATCTGGTTTCCACCAGCATAAGTAAAATCTACACCATTAGTTGATGTATAAGCTCCACCGAAAATTTGTAATGGGTTATTATCAGTATTATCAGTCCAGTTAATAGTTCCAAATGTAAAATAGTTTGTATTAACTATTGAACCAAACGCATATTCATTATCTCGGTTATTATGACAAACTACTCTAATGTTGTTAAAATTAGTTATAGGCTCACTTACACTAAATGCTGCAGTATAAGCTCCACTATATAGCACTGTTTCATCGTTTCCGATTCTCACTGTGCCAGCACTAGGTTGGTCAATTACAATTCCAGGACCAGCTATGAAGTTGGTGGCACTTGTGTTGCCGATGGTATATGTGCCGTTTGAAATACTTTGTATTGTTTCACTCATTTAAACTTTCCTCCTTACTGCTTACGACCGATGCCGATGACTTTAACTGGATAATAGTCAGCGTTTTCATTCAATCCACCGCCACCCCATGAATCTTTAGGATGCCAGTACATTTCGTGATAAACATTAGAAATATCTTTACCATTAGATGCTACGTCTGCTCCCCATCTATAATCGTAAATTGGACAATTAGATGTAGCTGGGTATCTTACAACATCAGCCATTGTTATTATGTTTCCATTATTCCATTCTATCTCGTGAATCAAATTCTGATTTAACTGAGCGTTTGTATTATCACAGTGCATCACGAATCGTACCCTATTAAATGCAGACATGGATTCGCTTAATGAGAAAGTTGAAGTCAAATTACCACTCCATAGCACAGTCTCATCCACACCCAATAGCTGGGCAACAGCACTCAAGTTAACACCAAGTGCGTATTGAGCAGAATTAGCAGCATGTACCAAAGTATCATCGTGTACGAGCCATTGTTTTTCAGCACCATACTGAGCAATAGCACTACCTGCATAACCTGAGATTTCATTGACTGCGTTGTATTCGAGTCCAGAAACATTCATTGTACCAGTAGGAACTTCACTTCCACCAGCGAATGCAGATCCGTTATACGCTGATATCTTGTTGTTAGCATCATACTCGAACTCAGATTCATTCATCGTACCAGCAGGTACTTCACTAATGAATCCTGAAGGATTTGATGCACTGTAGTAGTCACCTGCTTCTTGGTACGCAGTCATATCAGCTTTAGTCTGATAGTCACTTAAGTCTTGATGTGCTGTCAAGAACAATCCACTGACATTACTAAATGCTGTAGTATCAAGTTTAGCAGTTACGTTATTCCATGTAGCACTATTAGCACTTACAGCTGAAGCAGCATCAAGTACTTCTGTAGGAACTGTACTACCAGTCAAATCAGACTTAAATGCAAGTTCGTCAAATTCAAACGAACCATCATATGTCATTGCAGAAGCTTCGACATTTGAGATAGCACCATATTGCGATGTAGTAAAATTAAGTAGACCATTATACGAAGCTGTCGTATCATCTAACTTAGTAGCAAATGTATATCTTGTACCTTCATGATTTGCTAAGTACCAATTCGAATAAGATTGCAACTTAACATCATTAGGATCATCGAACGAAATAACTGCTAAATACTTCTTAGCTGTAGTATTTGGATAAGTAGCTTGTACGTACCAATCAGCTGCAGTAAGATAGCTAGCACTTACAGCAGATGTATTAGCATGTCTAAATGCTCTTTCACTCATTTCTACAGTAGTAGAAGGTTTGATCAATGTAGTACTTTGCTGTAATGTACTTGATAAAGCATCAGTCTGAGCATATGCTCTAAGCAATGAATAAGTCTTAGTACTATAATTAGCACTGACAGATAGTCTGAAGTCTGTATCAATGTCAGCACTAAATGCAGAAGTACCAGAAGTAGATCTGTTCTTACCACTGAATGTATCGCTCTTCCATGCTAGTTCGTAGACTCCTGAAGCAGTAGAAGCAGCTTTAGTAGCAGATACATCGAACGAACCAAGATATCCATCATAGTTGCTTTTAGCAGATATAGCACTTACAATAGGACCAAGACCGAATGTGCTGTCACCTGCACCAATTATTTGTCCAGTAACAGAAGCTAAATTCCCATTAGCATCTTTACCACTGACTGTAAGTGTACCTTCATTAGCCCATCCCTGAGAATTGAAATGTATTGTAGCACCAGATGCAGGTAATACTGCAGTACTTAACGCACGTAAAGAGTCATCGTAAATACCGATACTACCTAAATTAGCAGTAAATGCAGGTATTGTGACAGAACCTACAGCTGAATTAGTAGCTTCAATGTTGTTACCATCAACTATGATAGTATTAAGAGGCGAAACTACAGAACCACCTGCTAATGGAACTCCACTGATAGCAGTAACTTTATCGTCATCTATTGCTAAATCAGAATCTTGCAAATATCCATCTAATGACTGATGAGCTGTTAAGAAATTACCACTTACAGTACTGAATGCTGTAGTATCAAGCTTTGCTGATACTTCATTCCAGTCACCTGAAACATTGTCAAGTGCATTTGCAGATAGATACGAACCAGCTTCTTGATAAGCTGTCATATCAGCTTTAGTCTGATATGGTGTCAAATCTACACCAGTGATAAATCCACTTGGATTCGATGCGCTATAGTAATCACCACTTGGTTGAAGACCAGAAGTAGCGCTTTGAATCATTTGTTCGATAGCAGTAACAGGTGTACCTTCAGCAGTAACAGCAATTGTAGTCTGCTTAGTAGCAGTATTGTCAGTCAATGAAATACCATTACCAGCAACTAGTTCATATTCACCTGATGGTATCATGTTCTTCAATTCAGAACTTACGTTACTGACTAATGCAGTAGTAGCATATCCAGCTAGACTTTGATGTGCAGTCAAATATCCACTTGGATTAGCAGTAGATGGATAGAACTTAGCACTATCAGAAGCAGATAAGTAATTACCTTTCTGCTGATATGCTGTCATTTCAGCAGTAGTTTGATATGCAGTTAACTCATCGTGAGTTGCATAATCTCCTACAGGCTGATATGCTGTCAATTCTTCTCTAGTAGCATAATCACCACTAGGCATCAATGACGATGTAGCAGATTCAATAGAACTTGCAACGTCATCGTATGTAGGAAGACCAGTCACTGAAATAACATCGTCAGTAATATCGACATAATTACCTGGATCGTAATTAGCTCCACCACCTGCAAAAGCACTACCGTTATATGCAGAAATCTTGTTATGCTGATTGAATTCTAATTTGTCAACATCCATGAAATTAGATGCAGATTCTTCAAATGCACTGACATCTAACTTCTTCAGCATCTGAAAATTCAGTTCTTGTGGTGTAACATATTCACCGCTGAAACCGATTATTGTAGCACTAGGACTGTCTTCAACAAAGTACAATGGATCTTGAACACCCATTGATTTATGTTTAGTGTTGATTTCGTATTGTCTAGTGTTATTAGCAATCGATGTTTGAGTGATGTCTAATGTACCGTCAGTATTGAAGATTTCAATATCTGTACCTTTGATATAGACGGGACCATGTGCATTCAACACATTCAATCTACTGAATGCTAAGTTGCCAAATGAATCATAGAAATAGATGTCATAAGACTTAGTAGGATCAGCTAGAACTACTGCTCTACCGTCTGCTTTCAAAGGAATTTTAAATGGATTTCTAGTACCCTCAAAGTCTTGATATGTAATGACTTTTGTATCAGTACCAGCTAAATAAACTTCAATATATCCACCAATCAATGGCTTACCGTTAAGTCCACAGATCTGCATTGTTGGTGACAACAGATATTCAATATGTGCTACATCTAAAGCCATAAAGCTTTAACTCCCATTAAGCATTTACTTCTAATGCTAGGTTATGTCTCCTGAGATATTTATAATAAAAATGAAGATTAAAAATTACATGAGTATTTTCTAAATTAGATACAGGAGAATCAAAATCACAAAAATAGGAGATTAACGCTTATGCCGAATATGTTCGTATCAGACGAAGTACGTGCTACTTGCTATAAAAATAGAGACACATTCGATTACAAACACAATCAGCCTAGAAACATCTGTCATCACGTAGATGGAAATCATGACAATAATGATCCTGAAAATCTGATTTGGCTATCTGACTGGGAACACCGCTCGTATCATTCATCACATAGATCAGCAGAAACATTGAAGAAAATAGGTGATGCAAATCGAGCAAGACCAGTAAGCAAAGAAACTAGAGAAAAACATAGTACATATTGGAAAGAACATAATCCTAATGCGAATGGCATTTCTGAAGAGCATCGTGCTAAATTATCTGCTTCGAAAAAAGGTAGACGATGGTACAATAATGGCACGCAAACAATACTATCATACGAATGTCCAGACGGATTTAAACCTGGACGTTTAAAAATCAAAAATAAAGAGGATTAGACGAGCTAATCCTCTTTTTTTATATCATGTAGTCTTCAGACTATTCAACGTCTTTGAGATATACTAGTGATGCTCCTCTAGCTTCTACTTGACCTGCTAGATACGGAGAATCCCAACGCACTGTGTTCGTTGCACTTGTACCATCAGTAAATGCATTAGCAAATACCTTGATACCGTCAGTATCACCAACAGCAGTCTTTTCCGAAAGCATGAATTCCATTGTATTGACTGGTGTATAGTCGTAAGAACCTTCAGCACGGAGTAAAGCAGCATGATAAGTACCAGAACCCGGGATAGACACTTTCTTTCCACCAATAGCAGAAGTACTGATAGAACGAGAACCAACATCCTTGAACTGAACAGGTTCAACCTTAGCAGTCACAGAAGTAGCATTTAAAGCTACATCTTCCTTAACAACGAATGCATAAGGAACAGTCGTTACATCACCAACTGTATCACAAGCAAATGCACCATCTACCCAGATAGGTGTACCAGCTTTAAGAACTGTGTTAGCAGCAGTTGTAACACCACTGATACCAAGTTCATCAAGATGAGCAGCATCAAGATTCTTAGCTTTAGCAGCAGAGAGAGCATCAGCAACACCTTGTTCAATTGTCAATGGCTTCAAGAAACGTTCAGATGTATAGTTGACGCCTTGGAAATTACCAACATCGCCTTTACCATAGAGATCAGGAGTACCAACAGGTTGGAATTGCTGACCATTAGTAGTAACAATAGCTTGAGCTTGAGGATTGATGAAACCAACAATCTTTTCATTTACGATAGACTGTAAGTGAGCACCAGCCTTAGCAAGCGGACGGAAACCTTCACCAACGAAGCAAGTATTTACAGCAGGCATTGCTTTTTCAACTTCTTTACGAACGATAGCATTAACGAGTTTGCCTGCATATTGAGCAGCAACTTCGTCTTCCCACTTGATGTCAGTTACACATTCAAGTGCATCTGCACGTACAGAGTTGTTCATATTTGTGATAGTTAAATCAACTTTCTTTTCGTCAATAGGACGTGGAGAAATAACGAGACCTTCAATCACGTTACCTGCATCAGGAAGCACGAATTGATAAGTCTTACCACTTCTCATCTTACCATTGATCTGATCAGAGAAATAGTCACGAGAACCAATCTTCAAGAAACCAGCTTTCTTAGCCATTTCCAAAGAAAGAATTTGAGTTAATTTCGAAGTAACAATATCGTTACCGACAGGAGCCATATTAGTAGGAGCAGCCATAATTAAAACCTCTTAAAAAATTGTTTATTGATGTTCACGAATATATCGTTCAGCATCTTTCTTAGACCAAGATGTCTTACTGAATAGATCATCTTGATTAGTGATTTTGTTGTTTTGTGTTATCTTACCAGTATTAGGCAATTCTCTTTTCACATTCAACTGAGTAGTCTTAGCACCTTGCATCCTTTCATGTATCAAGAGTCGATTTTCAAGCTGTTTCAATTCGATCATCTTGTTCAAAGGATTGCGTAACTGCTTGATTGCTTCAAAAGCTTCAGGTTTATAGATGAAATGCTTGATCAACTTAGGTGCATTAGCAGAATCTTGCAAATACTTGATTACAGTTTGATCGTTTTCAGACAATAGCATTTCACTAAATGTATTGTATTCTGAGAACTGATGAAGACTTCTGAAATTTGTTTCAGCTTTGTTGATCAATGCATGATATTTGTTCAAATTTTCTTCATCAGGGAAGCATAAGACTTCTTTTTCTTTTGCTCTCTGAATCATATCTTCTTGATCTTGCTGATTCAACTCATTCTGTATTTGGTTTATCTTCTCAGAATCAAATCTACGATCTATCTTGTAATCATTGTAAGCTTCTTCGTCACCTTTGAAATCTTCTTTCGTCAAACCTTCATACTTTTTAAGTTTGTCTTGAAGTTCTACTAATTGCTGTTGCAATGCTCTACGTTTTGCTTTCTCTTTTGCAAAAGCGTGTTGTTGCTGTTGCTCTTTAGTAAAACGAGTCTTAGACTTATGTTCAGTCGATGTTTCTTGCTTTTCTTTGTCAGTTGTTTCGTCAACTTTCTCAGGGTTGATTTGTGTTTCTTGACCTGCAGTATTGTCCTCAGTGACTGGCTTTTGAGGTTCGTCAGTAGCTGTTTCTGACACAGAAGGCTCTGCATTACTTTCTGCTGACTGATCCGATGGTTGAGAAGTTCCTTCAAGATCGTCGTATGTTTTAGTACCATTGATAAACGCTTCAGCGTCTCTCTTACTCCAGCTCATAAATGTTTTCTCCATAAACGTATACTCTAAGCGACACGTTGCTTTTAAAATGAGACTGACTAGTTGCATCAGTCTCAAGTTTATTTATATGGCTTACTAGTAGCTTGCAAAGTCTTTTTCTGGGAAGACATACAAGTACCAATAATGAGATTCAGCAGATGGATAAAGTTGGAATGGATGAGGGAAATTAGCCCATGATTCATTAGTAGGATAACCCAACTTGACACCATACTGATAAATGCTATAGACTTGATCTGCTGCATCAAATGATACATTGAAGTCAGCTTCACCAGTACCATCTCTTGACACAGCTTCTAATGAAGTAACAGGTTGTCCATTTTCAACTTCATAGTGCAAACCCCATTGCCATAAGACAGGAATTTGAGCACCATTGTTGTCAGCACCTTCAGCATATCCAAGCCATTGAATACGTGATCTTACAGTAGCAGATCTTTGGAAATTCGTTCTACCTACTGAGAACATTTTCCAATAGTTAGTTCTTGCTACTGCATATATTTCATGAGTCCAATCATTCAAGAACAAGAAAGGTGTATCGAACGTCTCATAACATCCTTTACCTGTAGCATCTACCCAATGTCCTCTATACAACTTGAATCTCATTGGATGATTTCTACCACTATACTTGTCTAAGTACAAATCACTATTTCTCATGTATGCATACTTATGTTCAGCATCATCATCCTTCAAATTTGTTCTATCAAGTCTGATCCAATGAGAAGTATCATATGTCTGACAGTTGTTAGCCCAAACTCCATTTACAACTGAATTAGCAGTAGCAGCATGAATATAATGTCTTGCACCATTATTGAATGTATTCGAAATACATTTGACTGTAATGATTCCAGCTACATCAGTCTGTCCTACTTGAGCATAGATCTGATTAGAAACTAAGTCTATATTCGAACCTTCAACTACACCTCTGATGTTAGAGTCAGTAATTGAAAGTGTAGTATTGACTGAATAGAGATTGACATTCAAGTCTGCTCGTTCAAGAGAACTAGTTTCAGTTACTTGTACTGTGACATTAGTACCGTCAATAGCACCACGTCTTAAGTACAAATGCTGAATAGAAATAGAAGTAGGTAAAGTCAACCATGTATCTACACAGTTCAATGAGTTTGTCGATACAAGACCAGCAATAGTGACTGAAGCATTATGAATTTCTACAGTACCAGCTGAATCAACAGTCAAATTACCATTGAAATTCTCTAATACTGAATTACCTTTGATAGTAGCATTGACAGTCTGTTCTTGAAGATCACCATAATTGTAGTCTCCAATCATATTCTTGACTAAGATGTATTCGTTAGCATTTCTACAATTACTGATCGAAACTGTACAACTGCTTTCAATAGTGATCTGTCCATTGTCAACCCAATCATCAATCAACCATGAAGTATTGACATCCATGTTTCTGAACACAGCTTTACTGATCTTCTTATTGCTTTCAATCAAGCAATTGTCAAATGTAGCTACGTTATTGAATGTAGAATTGACTTTGACAGTCTTTCCAGTAAATGTCAAATTGCTTCTAAGTACACTGTTTATGACATATCCGAATCTAGCATTATTGTCTGCAGATTTGTCAGTATAAAGCCAAGCAGTATCAATCCAATCAGCAATTAACGAATATTGTCCAATTGAACTACTGTTGTATTCAGGTATGAACAGATAAGAACTAGTACCTATGACTTCTTTAGCTTGTACTGAAGTACCACTTGTACCTTCTTTGACACAGAATCTGACAAATGAATCCAGTATGATGTTCTTGTCAACAGAAACTGTGTTAGCACCACTGAAGTAGTAGAAGCCAGTAGGGAAATACAAGTCTTTATGTACTTCGTTAGCGAAATTAGCTGCTTTGACTCTTTGACTTAGATTAGAAGTAGTAGTTGCAGCATTCTTAGCACTTGAATCAGGTAAGTCACCAAACCATCTTACATCGATATAAGTACCTGGAACAATCAAAGACCAATAACCTACTGTAGTATGATCAGACTTAATGACTGATCCACCATCTTCAGTCTTAGTACCTGATGAATGCCATTGATAGAAGCGACTTTGACCACTGTCACCAGCAGTAAAGTAACCTAGAACTTCTATGAGATCTCCATCATTCATGTTTTCTAAGTCTTTAAGAGCTTCAATTGAAGTTACTGACTTGATTTCAATAGTGTTGTCAGTAGAAACGATTCCGTTCTTAATGTAAGCAGTCTTATACAGTACCCAGTTCTGAGCTGATTGATCATTGACCATATTGCCTTGACCAACATATGCTTCAAATCTTACTTTATAGTCAGAATCTTGAAGCATGACTTGAGAACTAGTTTTGCCATATAAGTCTGTGTATATCGGATTTGACAAAGGTAAACCATCAACACTGTAGATAGCTTTGAGATTGCCACTAGTGTCAGGTTCTAAGAATGTCAAACGACCTATCAGTAGTTTACCGTTAGGTCCTACAATATTGTTCCATGGATCAAAGAAATTATGCATTATCTACCTTTTTGTTCAGATTCCCATTCTTTATAAGCTTCCCAAAGAATATCTCCTTCTTTTTCTTTCGGCTTAAAGCCCATTTTCCAGTCACGATCGTAATTTTGCTTATACCAATCTTTTACAAGCTGCTTATTTTCTTGAATTGGCTTAGCATTTGTTTCAGTCATAGCCTTTAAAACACCACCAGCTTTAGATGGAATTTTTTCAGCTGTACTGACTGCTACTTTACCGAGTTTTTCAAGATTGTTTAGATTAGGTTCAAATATGATATTTGACTCATATGAACGTTCACCAATTCTTGGATATACTTCATTACCTTCATTGATTGTCTTGAGCACATCTTGTTTAAAATTAGGATTAGTGTATACACGTTTTAAATCGTCTAATCTATTCAATTCGTCAGCAATACCAACTCTATCGATGTCATAAGCATTTTTAGCATAATTCTTAAACTGTGTTTTGATGTCAGATTCAGGCAATGACTCTATCATTTTAAACAACTCTGTATTGCTGTATTTTGCAAGATCTTTTGCATCAGGTAATGTCTTTATTACGTTATCAGCATCTTTCATCAACTTTACATTATCTAAAACATGTTCAATATTCTTAGTACCAATGTTCTTAGCTCCTCTTGATATTGAACGCAAATTAGCAAAACCTTCGATTGCAGCATTTTCAGCAACATCAGTCTTAAAATCGCTACCGATTTCACTCCAATCTTTCTGATATGGAGAATCTACAGCTTTGTGTAAAATATCTCTACTTGCTCTAACAGTAGGACCAGCAACAGATGCTATACCGAATGTTACAGGTGACAACTTTAAGAACGATGTTCCCACATCAGCTGCAACGCCAGCAGCTCCAAGACCTAGATCAGCTAATGATCCCCAACGCGTATCATCTGCAGCACCTACTTCTGGTGATTCTTTACCAAATAACGAACGTTTAGGATTGTCAATATATCTTCGTTTTTCATATTCAGATGCTACAGTCCATGGAGACACAAAATCCGCATTCTGTATTTCTTTAGCTCGTCTTGTTCTACCAGCTTCATATTCTCTAGCACGCTTTTCATTTTCCCAATGCTTAGACATAGCATCAATATCTGACTTGAATTGATCGAAGTCAGCAATGTCTTGATAATCTTCTTGCCAAACAGCTTTCAACCATGAATCAGATTTGTCAAACGGATTTTCAGTATCAGATGAACCAAATGTGTCTTGATATCTATCCCATTTACTCTTACTGTATTTGTCTAAATCTGCTTGCTTAAACGCTACAGCTAAGCTAGGTTCTTCTTGAAACATAGAACGATACTTATCTATCCATGACTTAGTGTCCATAGACAAAGCATCGTTAAGTAAAGCGTTGTATGTTTCAGTATCAACACCTTCTGCAATTTCTTCTAAGAAATCTTCAATCTTCTTGTCCATCACAGCTCCTTAGTTGTAGTATTTTTTACGAATTGCTTCTTGCTTAGGAGTCAACGTTTTGCCTTGTTCTTGTAGTCGTTGATACTTATCAGCAAGATCTTTTTCTTCAAGTGCTTCAGTAGTTTTCTTACCAGCATGAGCAGCACCAGCAGATTTAACAGCATCATTTACTAATTCATCGTAAGACTTAACACCCTTAGTGTAATCTTCTGCATATTTGATAGATTCTTCAGCTATTTGTTTTTCAGCGTCACTCATCTTATTAAGTTCACTAACATCATTAGTATTAAATGCTTTAACAAATCTAGCTACATCAGGTCTTGATTTAAATTCTTCAAGTACTTTAGCTTTTGCTTTCTCGTTCTTTGCTTTATTTATCTTAGTCTTAAAGTCAGCAAGTACTGGACTCCATATACGTTTAGCTGCATTCAATTCTTCTTCATATGTATCAGAAGCTTTAGCAATGTTCTGTTTGTCTTCATTTGCATCAAATCCGTATTTGTCGTTTAACTGTTGCATTTGAAGCTTTAAGACATACTTTTCTTTCGGATCTTTAGACGCTGTGTAATCTTTAACAAGCTTAGCATATTCGATTCTTGCATTAGCACGATCTTTCTTGTATTGAGAAGTAAGTTCAAGCTCTTTAATCATCTTGTTATATTCTCTTTGAGCTTCTCTTGCTTGTTCTGCTTGCTTGTTAGCATTGTACATAGACAATACACTGTCATTACCGAAGACATGATTGACTAAGCCTAACTGAAGCAACGGATCTATATCAGTAGCTCCTTCATAAATCATCTTACCAAGCTTTTTCACATCAGTCCAACCATTATCGTCTCTAGTAGTCAAACCAAGTCTACGTCTTTCATCTTCTTTCTGTCTTTGTAATGCAAGTTCATGTTCTATTTGAGCTTCTCTGATTTTGTCTTGATCTCCATGCATAGAAGAAGAATGTCCAAGAGTATCAGCAAACGATCTCATGTCGTCATTGATCTTATCTACAGAATTTAAGTACTGACCACGATCACTATAACGAAGCACATCTTCATAATCAGGCTTATATCCGCCAAGTAATGCTGAAACATAATCAGTTTGACGTTGATACTGAGGTTCAATCAAACCTAGAACTCTACGCAGATCTTCAGCTTTCAATGCTTTTTCTTTTTGTTTAGCTTTAGACTTCTTCATTCTTAACCTCTGTAAAGATCAGGATTCAAACCAAGCTTCATCAACTTAAGTCTATCATCATCATTTCCATAGACTAAGTCTTTTGTCACAGCTTCTTCTGTATCTGCTCTTTCGAACATCTTATTCTGATTATGCATTCGACTCAATGGCACAATCAATCCCAACGAACGTAAGAGATTCATCATAGTCTGCTGACGTTCTTTATTCAATCTTTCATTTCTATCTTTTTCTGCTTGAGACCAAGCTAAGACATCGTTTGCGTTTGCTAAGTTGATATTCATTAGAGACCTGCTAAAGTAAGTTGAAGTTTGTTTTGAGCATTTTGATTTGCAAGATCAAGTTGATTTTGCATCTGTTGTGCTTGCCAATTCTGATAGTCTTGAGCTAAATTACCATATAGACTCATTTGTGTATCAGTAGCACCTTTGAGTTGATTCAATCTGTTTTGACCTTGCTGAATCTTAGCATTCCAAAGATTGTATGCGAAACCTCTATCTTGATTGAAAGCATTCAAAGCATCTCGATACAACTCTTCGTTTTTGTCAGCAACAGCAGTAGCTATCTGATTAGCAGCTCCTGTACCTCTACCGATACCAGCACCAGCAGCTCTAGCTTGTACTGCATCAGCTGTCTTATCTATGATATTCTGACGATTAGGTGCATAGAAATCATCAATAGACTTGTCATAATCGAATTCGAATTCATCGATAACACCATCACCATCTTTGTCTTCACCATAGACAAATTCGTTTGGATCATAATTTCGTACTAAGTCTCGATATGACTGAATATCAGATTGCTGACCAATTGCTTGATTCTTAGCATAGTACTCATCCAACATATTCTTAGTATTGTCATATGACTCATTAAGCTCAGCAGCAGCTCTTTCTATGATCTTTCTACGTTCTTTCTCATTTTGAGCATTTTCATATTCACTGAGAAAGCCACCAAGAAGACCAATAGCTCCACCAATTCCTGCACCTAATGGTCCACCTACACCAGCACCAGCTGCTGCACCTGCACCTGCAGTATTCAAAACATTTGTAGCACTCATAAAAGATTAACCTCTTTGTATTTATGTATTTTTTAGATGAAAGAAGATGCTAGCAATACCTTGTACTGCTAATTTTGTTTCTGATTCTGTACAAATATGTCGTCCTGCTTCATCTTCATAAGCAAACGACACATGATCAGGTATGTCAATAACACAATCTGCTACAGTATTAATGAAGCAGACATTCTTAATGATACTCAATTTGTACTTAGCTTGATAGTCTTTACAGTACTTACCTACTAAAGCTAAGCACATCTCGTTCTCATTACTGAACATCGATACATCATTGATTTGTCTTTGATTCGATTTCATAAGTCTCCTAGAAACTATCTACTTGTTCAAACTGAATCTTAGCACTAACTATAGCAAAATTGACTGGATCACTACAACTTACTTCTAAGCACAAGACATTATGAACACCAAGATTGAACCATTCGACTTCAGTATCATACTGACCTTGCAACCCTAACGTACCAATTTCTTCATCAGACCAAGGTCCACCACATTCACTGAATCTCATCATAATCTGTGGTTGTAAGTCTGGATCATCAAAATCACCAGTATTGCAGAACAAACGTATCCTGTCAACATAATAATCATTGTAATTCGACAACACCATTCCACTTCTTCTGACTCGTACTATCGGTCTGTCATCATATTCGTTGAACTTCTTAGGATTCAACCAAATGAGACTACCATCATCAGTACCAAACATCAACTTACTGTTATGCAATGTTGCGAACTTAGGTCTCCATCTTTCATGATAATTAGTCTTAGCTGCTCTTGTACTTCTTCTATGCCATTCTTTCTCAGTCAGATCATAGACTAAAGTATAGTCATCTTCAATAAACGTAATAGCATAGAACATATGACTGTTTTCAGTCCAGCATTGACCTACTGCATCTTCAGGATGTACAAACTTACTGATCATTCTCTCGATGTCAGGTGTACTGATACGAGTCAATTCGTTAGACTGCCACATCAATATCCCATTCTCTCCAATGTCTGAAGCACCAAGATAGAACAGATAGTCACCGACATTAGCTAATGAATAGACTGCTTTGATACCGATATGATTAGCAGCATTAGTAGGACTGACAAAAGGAGCATCAACATCTGAATTGTATGTAAAGATCTGAGTACTCTTAGGTCCAAACGTATACAGCAATGTCCCGTTAGATCTCAATGCTGTGATATTGTCGGGACTCCATTCAGCATATGTGACAAATCCGACATCCTTGTACTGAGCACTTGGTCCAATCATAAATATGTCATCGTCATTGTCTTCAAACGGATACTGCTTAGAACAATAGAATGCATCAGTACCACTGTCATTCACTATCAGATAATTGTAGACATAAGCACAATGAGTAGGTACAATACGTTGTGTAGTACTGTCGACTCTATAAGGTAAAGCAATCTGCTTGATATTCAAGATCATATCAGCTACACTTAAGTCTGTCTGTACTGCTACAACATTAGCGCCATCAACTACAACTAAATGAGGATGAGCGCTACCTTCACCACCAGTCTCACACATAGCTACTGGTGTATCAATGTTTGTCAATTGCGTATAGATTTCTTCTACTGAGTCATTGATCATTACATACAATGAACTACCATAGACTGCAAATAGAATTGGATCGCCATTGATACCACGACTTGCTTGATACAGACCTCTGCATTTCTTGTCGCTGACTTTAGCGATCAGACTTGTACCTTGAATCGATCTCAGTATCTTGTTTTCTCCACTTGATTCTACATAGCAGTTGACTGACTCAGCAATACCAGCAATACGTACATCACTTACTGCTTGTCCACCAACAATATTCTGAATTAAAGCGACTTTAGCCATCTACTTTCTCCTTAGTATGTCAAGAATCTCCCATTGACAAAATCACCGTAAGTGAGTGTTCTTCTGTCTATGTCTCTTCCAATGAACTTATTGACTGCTGAACTACGTCTTACATTGTTTTCAAGTTTTTCAACATTCTTTTCGATTAGAGCTATAGTGTTGCTACTTAGTCTAGGGAACATACGAGCTAAATCTAAGACTAAAGCTGCAGTGAATAGAGCAATGAATTGATCAGGGATATGTAGCACAGTATCGATAGTGATTTCGAAATGCTCATTGTACATCAACTTGATCTTATTGATTCCAGCTTTCACAAAGACTTTCACAGCATTTTCAGCTATCGGTAAGACTGAATAGACTTCATTTGTCAATGTTCTTTGATAGAAGTCTTCGTAAGCTAAGAATGAAAGTTCATTGACTACTATGTCTCCATTCATTCTGTAGCATCTTACAACTTCTTGAAGATTCTGTACTTCGATATCAGGATAGACAATGAAGTAGTTTTCAGGGTTTTGAAGTTCTACCCATTCGTTAGTCCAGATATAAAGCTGTCTGTCAAGTTTGTTGAAGTAGTACTGACCTGCTACTCCATCGTCAACTGGTGCATGAACGTCGATAATGATGTCGAATTCGTCTTTAGGAAGAAATTCTCCGACAATTACTGTCTTGACGTTTGCTTGCTGAGGTAAGTCGATATTGACTTCTTTACGAGTAAATGAAAGTAAGTTAGTGTTGCTGTAGTCTGCAAGTCGATTCTTCAATAGCATAAAAGCACTGATGACTTGATCAGATGTAGGTTTTTGTTTTCTGTTGCATAGTTTTGCTTCAACTAATGCATTTTCAATTAATGATCGAATGTCTATCATAAGTCCTCTGTTTATTTTCTCTTGATATAGTTGTTGTAGAATCGACCCAATGAATTACTTCTCATCCATTGAGCTAACTGCATATCATTCATGAAATAAGGGTAATCACTATTAATGTTACCCAATGAAACTAAAGCTGTCTTTGACATAGGAAAGTATCTGACTCTTCTGACTACAGTACTTGAAGCTTTAGCAGGGCTGTTAGTGTATGGTACTGCAGCTTTGAATACATCGAATGTTACAGGTTCAGAGCTTTTGTCTCGACTTGGCATAATTGTATTCAAAAGCTTACTGAATCTGTTTGTAGTCAGTTTTTCTAAGAATTCTTCATATTTGTCGTATGAATCGAATCTTTCCATGTTATTCTCCCATAGCTTTCTCAACTATGTCTAATTTCTTAGCTTCAATGCTCATAACTTCTTTCTGAAGCTTAGCATCTTCGATCTTCTGTTTAGCATCAGATTCAGCTAACTTAGTCTGATTTTCTACAACAGTCTTAGCTTCTTCGATATCAAGTTTTCTGTTGTCAAGTCTCATCTGATCTATATGTTTCTGAAGATCAATCAAGTTCTGTTCTTTCATGTTGAGAAGTTGAAGTTGAAGCTGATCGTTTTCTTTCTTAAGCTCAGCATTGACTGTAATCTGTCTTTCAAGTTCATCTTGAGTCTTATCAAGCACCATAGACATATTTTGAAGTGTAGCAACAGCTCTACTGTCTTCTTTTTCGTTACTGTCACTGATAAATTGAAGATCAGCATTGTTAGCAATAATGTCAGCTTTAAGACCGTCTTTGATATCAGCATCTAATGTATCGACGAAATGCTTAGCAATAATAGTTCTTGTTCTATCGTCAACTAGATTACCCACAGCTAAGAGTTCTTGTCTTCTCTTCATATTACGAGTTATGACTTCAGGTCCGTTGATGAGCTTGAATGTAGGAATAGTGTTTACTCTTTCTTGATAGCAATAAGCATCGACTAATGCTTTACTGATCTCTCTACAAGCATCTTGAGCATTCTGATACAGACTTTCGACATTGCTTTCTGCACTGTTTTGTTGCATGAGAATTTCAGTAGCAGTCTTGTCTTTACTCGGCATCACTCCCTGATCTGGAACTCCTATCACTGAACTCATGAGCTGAGTGCAGTTCTGCATTGTCTGAGTCAAGTCAGCTGTCTGATATTGTTCTACAATCGGAATAGGCTGCTTGTCTCCATTATAGAGATAGACTAATCCCTCTTTCGTATGACCCTTTCTGTAGTAGTCCTCGAGCCCATCGATACTGCTGACGTGCATGATAAAGTTAGCTTTCGGAGATCTATTCATTCTCTCAATCATAGTACTATAACCTATGTTGAGCCCGAACTGCAGATCGTATGTCATGTCTACGATGCCATTGTAGTCGAATCTGTTGTTACGTATGATTTCGTTGTAAGCGATTCTGAATATTGGAATGCGATGAATAGGAAGTTCAATTTTGTTTACAACTACTTTGTTACCGCATAGTTTCCAGAAATCTACTGTGCCTTGATCATTCATTTCAAAGTATGAGACTTCAGCAATACTGTCATTGTCTATGACCCATTGTTTACCAAAGTCAGATAAGTAGATGTCATTGTCTCTGATGTAGACATCGTCACCGTAGAGTCGTTTAGCTTTGTTTTTTGAGATGATGTTGACGACTGCACCTTTTTCTGCATCAGCTCCAGTTATTTCTTGGATGTTAGGGTCAAGAGCTACTGAGCAGATGTCTCTTACGTTTTCTAAACATATTTTATTGTTTGAAGTGCTTAGAATGATGTAGCCTACACCTGTGATACAAGCATTACGTACTGCTTTCTGAAGAGCAGATTTGTAAGCATTGTCGTTTTCAAGATTGTCAATAGCTTCTTGAATAGTCTTGTAGATGCCTTGTTCATCGTCTAGTTCAGTATGATATGGAGACTTACTGAATGGGCTTACAATAGCATTAGAATATTTCTGATACATTGTGAAGCTTCTGTTGATTCTACCTACACGATCAACTTCTTTTGTCAATTCATCTGTCCAGAAGTTACCACTGTAGATTTCTATGTCTCTTTTCTTTCTGTTCAGCAATGAGCTGTAGTAGTTAGAAGACTTCTGTAAAAATTCTTTACATCTAGTTAGAGTATCGTTAATTTCCATGGATATGTACCTATTTGTTTTAGACGTCTACTTTATTTATGCAGTTTTCTTATAAATAAATCGTATAACCGCTAAACAAGAGGTATGCTAATGGATAAATTGACTGCTATTCTCAACGCTTTGATTGAAAAGTACAATATTTCTAATGAAGATATTGCTGAACTTCAAGAAGCTTTATCAGAACTTGAGTCTGGTAATGAAGCAGAATTCGAATACAAGGAAACAGAAGAACAGGCGTAGAATGATTCTCCTCGGTATGTGCTACAGGTACCGAGACCTGAACTGTAGCATTTTTTAGGAGAACAAATCATGAATAAAGAAATCAAAGAAGATTTTTCTAATGTCGAGTTGTCTGATATCTATAAAGCTCAGATCTGTCTTGCTATGAAACTCGACTCATTACTTGAAACATTTAAGTCTGTCAATGAAGCGTTAAAGAAGAATGGCTAAGAAAGGGACATTTGCTGGTGAAAAGAATCCAATGTACGGGAAGCATCATGATGAAGCTACTCGTAAGAAGATGTCTGAGAAAGTCTTGAAAGCTTATGCTGAGGGAAGAGTCAAAGCTATAAGTGAGTATTGTCATACACTTGGATGTATAGCAGCAGCACGTAAGAGACTTGAAAATCCTGAGCTATATTCTAAGAAGATTGCTTCATACTTAATGTGGTTGACTGAGAATACATATCAGAATGATCCTTCATTCTTAGATGATGTATCAACGTTAGAAGACGCATTTGAGTTAGATTTGAATGAGCCTCAAGCTAAGTATTGGGTAGCATTGCTTCAGATAGATTTTGAAAAAGTACAAAGAAATCTTGACAATCATCAAGAGAAGAAAGCACTTGTCACAATCTTGCATTGTATCAATGCTTTAGTACCACCTGAAGCTGGTAAATGCTACGGTACGAGTTATGAAGACAGATTCGTACATGACTTTATAAATCAGATGGCTTTTGACTACTGTACTTGGATGCTTGAAAATAGAGCTAAGTTAGAAAACTACTTAGTTCAAGTCTATGCAGTAAACGGTAAAGCAAAAGAACATTTCTTAGAAATTCTTAAACGCAGATTCAGATATAATTGGAGTGATCAGAAGACTGAAAAGTCTGTGAAAGTCGAGACTGCTGAAGTCAAAACTGACAATAAGCTCGAAATTGAAATAACTGAAGTCAATGCGTAAAGAGTTAAAGTTAAGTCATTTTCAGAAAGAATTTATTGATCGATCAGATGACCCGTTGTTAGTCTTAGCAACGGGTATTTCTGCTGGTAAGTCTAAAGTAGCAGGATTGTGGTGTGTCTTAGAGACTATAAAGAAACCATGTCGTATTATTGCTGCAGCACAGAACTTCAAAGCTCTTTCTGAAGTCTTGTTTCGTGAAATCAAGTATTGGTTAGATTATTTTGAGATCAAGTACAGATATCATTTCGGACAGAAATTCATACTGCAGAATGGATCTGAAATCTTTGGAGCTTCTGCTGAGAATCCTGAAGGTATCTTAGGATTTACTGATATATCTGCTGCTATCATAGATGAAGCTGCATACTGTCCTGAAGAACTGTATCATTATATTGGTGACCGTATGAGAGGTGAAGGTATTGTAGCTAAGTACAGACTCATATCGTCTCCATCAAATCAGCAGAAAGCTAAATGGTTTACTGACTTATGCATGACTAATCCAAGTTGTGTAATTCATGCTTCAGCTTTAGACAATCCGTTTACTACTCATGAATTCAAAGAATCATTGAAGAAGAGATATGGAGTAGGTTCAGCATTGTATAGACAACAAGTACTTGGTGAATTTATTGAAACTGATTCAAGTGATGCACTTATCACAATTGACAAGTTTGTCTCAGCTCCTGTCTTAGAGCAAGATCAAGAGTATGTGATAGGATGTGATGCTGCTCGATTCGGTGTTGACAGAACTGTCGTCATCTTGAGAAATTCATGTCAGATCATTGATAAAGTGATAATGCATAAGTCTGATACGTTTGAAATTGTCAGTGCTATCAACAGTCTGTCTGCTGGTAAGAGAATTAAAGCTATCTATATAGATGGTACAGGTGGATATGGTGGAGGAGTTGCTGATACATTGAGACTTCATAATTCAAATGTCTATGAAATCAATTTTGGTGGTAAGTCACCTGATGTCATGTGTGCTAACAATAGAGCTTATATGTATCAAAGACTTAGAGATGCTATCAACAATGGATTCTATGTCGATGATCCTGAAATTAGAGAAGAAATTTGTGCTCAAAGATTGAAGCTGTCTAACAATGGCTTGTTTCAATTAGTTCCTAAAGAAGAAATCAAAGAATATCTCAAACGATCTTGTGACTTAAGTGATGCTTTAGCTCTCACATTCATGAATACAAAAGAGGAGCAATTGCACACGACAATCACTCCTCAAATGCAGAACAGATATATGAATTTGTTTCTTTAATGTTACGGGAAGTCCGCTCCACACCCAACATACGTGTTGTAGAAATTTACACTGTCTTGATAACCCCATGATGTTACACTGTGTTTTGCGCAGTACTCATCAAATTCATTCTCTAGCATAGGCCATGATGCTTTAGCTGCAGATAATGACATAGGATAAGTGTAGATGTCAGGGTTTGCAGCTGTTACAGTAGGAAAATGTACTGTCTGATTTTCTAAAGCTTCAATACGTGATTTCAATGTGTTGATTGCTTCCCAGATCTCGAGTCTGTCGATTTCATGTTGAGTCATAATCATTCTCCGAAAATTACTATATATTTATGCGCTGCTTCATTGAACAATGAATCTTTGAAATGTACAGCATGCACAAGCGGTTTACTGATGAACTTAAATGTCTTCGTTGAACCATCATTTCTTGTCAATACAGTAGTTACACATTGTTCATCTCTGAAATTGTTTTTCATGAAGTCGTTTTTAGACAATGTACTATGAATCTGACCAAAGTCAATCATATCATTGATCCATGAATCAAAGAGTCGTACAGCTTCGTAATTGTCTTCTATTTCTAGTTTATTTTGTTTTGACATGATTTAGTCTCAGTTATAAATATAGTAATTGTATATTATCCTCTAATTAACAGAAAGTGCATGGTCAGTCTTGATCATGCACTTATTTTAGTTTGAGGTGAAAATGTTAAATGTTTACGAGTTAGACGCAGCTAAAGCAGCAATAGCATCTTCTGCTGTAGTCGCATTAAGATCAGCAATAGAACCTTCAGTAGATTCTGCAGACTTAATATCGTTATCCCAGAATTCACCGTTCTTCTTACGAGTTACAGTGAATAGCACTGTTTTCTTGTTCAACTTCTTATTTATTTCTGCAATTTCATTAGCTAATGCATCATCAATAGTATCGCAGTCTTCTGCAAGTCTTTCTGCTGAAATACCGAAATCATTCATAGCAATACGACCAAGTTGACGACAAGCTATTTCCTTACTAACTGGGTGCTTTAACGACCAATATGTTTTGAAACGTCCGCCAACTGACTCTCCTTCTACTACTTCAAATGTCATTGCAGCAACTTCATTATTACTCTTGCTCACAGTCTTTTCTAACTTAATTATTTTGCAAACAAAAACACCCTCTTCTACTTTAACACCTGTTGTAGGTTGTTTCGACATAAATTCGGTAAAACTAAACATATTTTTTATTCTCCATTGTTGTGTTTTCAATTATTTTCTTTTATGTTTAAAATATAGAAATTTTTTTACAAATTATAAATTATTGTTTTTTAATTTACTCCAGCGTAATTTTGCAGACTCTGACATCTTTCTTCTATGTTCTTCTGAAAATTTCTTACCATTCCTTGCTGCAGACATTTTTCTAAGTGTTTCTTCAGAAAGTCGTTTTCCTTTATGTGATGCAGACATCTTTCTCTTAGTTTCTTCAGAATGACGCTTGCCTTTATGTGCTTCACTAATCTTTTTACGAGTTTCTTCAGAATGTTGTTTACAGTACATAGGACTATAAGTACTCTTCGTACACTTTTCAGTTGCAGATATCTTTTGTTTAGTTTCTTCAGAATGCTTTGTACCAGTATGATGCAATTTAACATGTTCAGCATGAGTCAAGAATATCAATTCTTCTGCTGGTCTATTGTAATACAAATTCATCATTTTCAAATCATGAATAGAATTTCTGTAATCGCTATGTATTTCTAGTCTATGATGACACTGCCATGTCTTTGTTGTATCTGCTACAGCTTTATCATAATTCTCGATTAGTGAAATATCATCTGTACAATACAATTTAGCTTGGTATTCGTTAATCATTGTGTTTCTCGTTAGCACTGAATCTAACTCTGCCAAATACAAATCCATCAGGTATAGGTTCACCATTCTTAAGTCTTTTGTTGACATTACCATCATTAATCCAGACAGATCCACCAATACGATCATGCATCATTCCAGCAAGTGTTGCTTTATGTTCGTCAGTTACTGTATGACCTTTTGAATAATGGTTACCCTTCTTCAGTTTTGACATCTCTGCTTTTAATTGATCGCCTCGTTCTGATGACCATACTTTCTTTCTTGCTCTAGATCGATTCTCATGTTCTTCTTCTGAAATTACTCTCGGTTTATGCTTTCCCATAATAAGTTCCTCTATTAGCTTCTTAAAATTCTGTTTAGTTCGTTCTCACTCCAATGCTCTCTTCTTGCTTTATCGAGAACAAGCTGAAGTGTAGCGTCGTCGTTATGTTGTTGACAAGTCTTTACAGCTGCAAATAACCATTTACTGCTTACTTTATTTCCTGTCATCTTCAAGAAAGGAGTCTTCAAATATCTCTGAATAATTTCCCAATGAAGACATTTGTTCTTGTTGAGTAAAGCATTCAATGGATTTGATGTCACTGACTTTACTCTTTTTGCTTCATATTCAAGATGTTTCTGCCAGTCAGCTTCTATTACTTGTTTATCTTCAGCAGTTAATGCATATTCATTATTCGAACAAGCATAACACTGTTGAATCTTGTTAGTACTGAATCTGACTGCATTAGGTGTTCTTGTCAATCGATTAGGATTCTGACATTGAGTATCAGCTTCAGAATTAAAGAATTTCTTGTTCAAGTAATGCCATAAGATCTTGTATCTGTCGACATCATGTAGTTCAGTCATATCAGCTACTTGAATTATGACATGAATAGACTTATTAGCACTATCAACTACTCTTTGAGCTACTTTATCATTGAACAATTTCATAGCTCTTTGCAATTGAACTTCTTTATCTACATTGTCACATTCAAACAAGAATCGATTCATGCACAAAATATTGCTGTAACTACGATTATGAATATTCTTCAATTCGTTAAGACATTCGAACTGACAATACTTATCTCGATAATAATGACCTATCTTCTCGTTATTTGCATGATAATATACTTTCATATATTCTCCGTTGATATAAAAAATATAGAAAATAATTTTATAAGTATTAGTGAGTTTCTATATTCTACTTTGCAATCAATTGCTTGACTATTTCTATCGACTTTTTGAGTAAAGCTTTGAATACAGCTAGATCATCTGAATAGACTTTATACAGTGTGAATGATAAATTGTCGTCATCTTTCGATATGTAATAGAGTAGATTGTTTACAAATTCTTGAATATTTGCATCTGAATAATTGCAATTGCAGTATTTCAAAGTAAACAATAAGTTGTACAAGATTTCTAAGAATGTAAGAATATGATGTTGTGCAATCTTATCGTTCTGAAGTTTGTCATTCAGTTGCTTAAGAGTATTTTCGTATATTGCTAAATTAACTTCTGTCATAATTGATATTTGGTGTCATTTTGCTATAGAAATCAGGTTTAGCTTCTTTTTTAGATTTGTTCTTGTCTGCTGACATAATTCTATCTACTAGTTCTTTATCATAATGTGCTAATGCATCATAGAAATTTCTACGTGTCTTATGCTTTACATTTTCTCTTGAACACCAGTCTAGATACTTTCCATAAACAGTTTCTTCTGCAGAAACACCATCTAATGAATCAAAGTCAAGTAACTGTAGTTTATTAGCTTCTTCTAGCCATTGATACACAGTAGTATTTGTTGGATAGTATGTTGCTTGAATTGCAGCAATCTTTCTACCTACATCAGAATTAGGATCGAAATATCCTGCATCATTGTTTTCATCAATACCTTTCCAAATTTCTTCTACATCTTTCAATACATCATTGAGTTTTGTAAAATCTGTAATTTTCGTTACTTGACAAATGAATTCGAAATATCGTCTCATTGTTGAAGCATCGTAGAAAGTATCGTAAAGATGTTCATTACTAGAAGAAATAACACTAAATGTTCTAGCTGCTTTCATTTGAGTTTGTCCACCCATAATTCTAGTTTCAAATACACTTGCAGTCAATAATTGCTTAATGATTGCCATATCTGCAGCTGATACAACATCAGTATAATTTGCTTTATTGTTGTGTATTGCAATTTCATCGAAATTTAGAATATAGTTGTCTGTAAGTTTCTTAATTTCTCTGCTACTGTCTAACAATACATCGACTTGAGTTTGTGAATATACTTCAGAAAAAGGCTTGCACAATAATTCAATCCAAATAGTCTTACCTAATCCTGTTGCACCTCTGAAATTCAACCAAATATGATAAGTGACTTTCTTATCAAATAAGTAACGTTTTACTTGCCACATCCATTGCTTCATTAAAGTAAAGAAAATATCTTTATCTTCTTTAATCTGCCACCAATTATAGAAAAATTCGATGCTTTCATCTAACTTAGAAATACATGATGCATCATACGTTACTTTCTTAGCTAATTTATCTGTGCTTTGAACAAACTTGTCAAGTTTAGTTGTAAAAAATGCTCGTCTAATCGAATCAGCAGTCAATTTATAACAAGTTACATTCTCATTATACGCAATAGCGTATTGACAAATATCATCAATTGTAATGCTATGATTTGTAACTTCTCCTTTTTGAATAATCATTGTCCAGTTCTCGTTAAATGAGAATTTGTCACGATTCTTTTCGATAAATTCGTCTAAGAATTCGAAAGGTGTAATGTACTGTGTAGCATTATCATTTGCTGCTTCGTTCATTTTGTCTTTTATTCTTTGAGTAAGAACATCTGTAACTTCTTGCTTAGAAACTTCAGTATCAAGAGCTGCTTGTTCTAGAGCTTCAATATATTTTGTATAAACAGTTGCAATAGGATGATACGTACTTACTTTAGAACTAACTTGAATCTTACCATTGCTGTTAATATCGTAATTTTTGTCAAACCATGTGTTGAAATGTTTTACATTAAACATAAATTCCTCTATACATAGCAGCTATCTAAGACTTCTTCAATTTCTGTTTGCGGCATATAATTTTGTGGTATACAATACTCACCAAAGCTGCAATAATGATCATCTCTTTCGATAACTACGTAAAGATTCAACATATCTGTAGATGTTTTAGGTATTGAAGTACGAATCAAAATAGTCGCGTTTATATTATAAACATCTGACATATCATTTATATTAAAAACAGATGACTTACTCGCTTCTGGTGTTACACTTTCATTTTTTTCTACTTTTTTCATATCTAAAAATAACATGCAATTTTCTAGTATAGTACATTCAGGCATATATCGTAGTAATACAGTATACGCTGACTTATATTCGTCATATCCACCCTCTAGTACTTCTTTACTTGATAATATCTTGAATGATTCCATACTATTAATATGCTCACAAAAAAACTTCGAAACGAAGTCGTACGTTCTTATATAATTACAATTCATAAGATTTCTCCATTATGCTGATACAAGTATACTAGACATACTCAGCTTATATGTCTACTTGAAAATATAACGATGTGATTGAAATTTTTATTCCAAAATTCTATACATGCAAAATTTAGAAACTAATTTCCAATTTGTTAACCTGAAATAAAAACATGTATACATATGAATAACGTTCGAAAAGTCCATGAAGTTACCGCCCCCCCCTCGATCTATAGAATATATTATATGTGCATGCGCGTACGCGCATGCACGCGCGTATATAGAAAAAATTTTCAAGCTTGTAAACCGAAAAAATAAAAAATTTCATATATTTGTAATTTTAAATATTGCTAATTTAATACATTCTAATCTAATATATCTCGAGCTAATTCTAGAGTTCGATAATATATTTTCCAATATAATTTTAAAATCTTTTCTAAAATTAGCTCAGAGCCATATTCCTGTTATTTCTTAGAATATTTTGCTATAAGTCGATCTCTATAGTCTATTGCTTCGATCATGTCTTTGTAGAAGATGCAATAGATTTCTTCATCTGATTTTTCAATCATGTCTTTGACTGCATAACCCCAAGTCATGCTACTGAAAGGAAAGTCTAAGACGTAACGAGATATACAGATCTCATTCTCGTATTCGTCATAGAAGACTGTCCAACTATTAAACACATATACTGCTGAGTTTCTCAACATTGATTCACTTGCTATAGTGTACAAGTTAGTTACTCTGTCTATGCATTGTCTGATTTCTTTCTGATCCATTTAGCCCTCTAGAGTGTATATTCTAAATTTACAAAACTGACTCGTAATACATTGTATTACTCAACTTTGAAATGCTTATTTTTTCACGTTTTTCATTAAAAATCGAACAGTTTTGCTTCAATTTTGAGTAGTTTTTTCAACATTTTTAGCAGTTTTTAAGCTGCTAAAAAGTCAAAAATTTAATACTTAATCAGCAATCATATATGAAGTTCTATGACCAAAATCTTCTGCGTCAGTAGATTCAGGATCACCTATTTCAGAGCAACGAAGTTCGATAATATATTGTTTGTTATAACCTTCTTCTTCACTGCTAGTGCGAAAGATTACTGCATGAAGTTGTCTATTTGTATCATGTTGATAGATAGCTAAGAATTCTTTCAGCATATTAACACATTTTCTAGACATTGTACCAACAGTATCGAAAAATACGATGTCATATTCGTTACTGTCTAACAACATTCTAAGATCTGTGACAGAAATATCTGTATCAATCAATTTGCAGTTATAACGTTTAGAAAAATAAGTGTGTAGATGATTGAATATCGCATAGGTAGTACAAACATTATAATATTTGTACATTTTTTGTTCATCATAAATCATTTGTAAGAATTCATTTGTTTTTGTCATATTGTATTTTCCTTATATATATAATATAGAAATTTTAAAAAATTTGGTAACAAAAAAATTTAAAAAATGACTTTACAATTTAAAAAATAAAATCTATATTCAAAATACAAATGAAATAATTGTTGCATATTTTTACCTCTCATTTAAGATGCGTGTCTTTCATTTGTTAAGCATAATAACTCCTTATTCTATTCAGCTCAGCTATTCGAAAGAGTAGCTGAGTTTCTTCTATAAATAGAACAGGAGAACCAGAACATGAAAAGATTTATCATAATGCACCCACGAGATAGCAGTGGCTGTTCTCACTACAGATTACGTTTTATCGCAAATCATCTTAATGCTAATGTAGAAACTTATCAGACTGAAGTAATTGTATCTCCAATTAGAATCATGGATGCTGAAATACTTCAAAATACAAGAGCTATTATTTGTCAAAGATTCTTGACAGAACAAGATTCACAAATCATTCGTGACTACAAAGCACTTCAACCTAAATACGGATACAAACTCATCTTTGAAATGGATGACATTTGTTTCACATACAATGATGAATGTATCCCTGACTACAATCCTAGTTCTATGCATCTGACAAAACCAGTACTACAACAATTCGAAAAAGTACTGTCTGAAACTCTTCCTCTATACGATCATATAGTAGTATCAACTGACTATCTGAAACATTGTATTGAACAGAAATTCAATGTATGGAATGTAAGAACTATTCGTAATGTTGTACCAAGCAGCTTGTGGTCAACTGACAAGAAACAACATATCGAGACTGATATAGTCAAGCCTAATATCTTGTATTCAGGATCACCTACTCATTATCGTACACCGATTCCTATCAATGCTGATCCTACTAAACCTCTTGGTGTTGTAGGTCTGACTGGTGACTTCAATGAAGCTATGATTGACTTCATCATTAATGCAGTGCAAACTGATAAGATTCAATTTACTGTGATGGGTGCACTTCCATTCTTCTTTGAACCAATTGCACAGAAGATTCAAATCTATAACTGGGTAGATACTAACAACTTCCCAAGCTTAGTAAGAAGCATTAAAGCTGACTTTCAAATAGCTCCATTATGTGACAATAACTTTAACAGATGTAAATCTGCGCTTCGATTCTATGAAGCATGTACAGTAGGTCATGTGTTGTTCGGTACTGATTTTACTGATTCTCCTTATAATTGCATCTATAAAGATTGCAAACTGAACAACAACATGACTTCTACTGATATTGAAACTGCAGTATTCAATATGTGTAAGAAAGACAATTACAATGCAGCATTAGATTATCAGTACAACTTCTTACTTCATAATCATCATGTCTTAGAAGATGACAGCTATGTCAAGACTTATCTTTCTATGACTTAGGAGAATCGATATGAAACAATTTGTCTTAGCTCATAAAGACTTTGAATCAAATGCATTTGACAATGATGCTATTGTCATTAGCGATCATGCAATAGTGACAAATATGAAATCTATCATTGTTCAAAATGAATATGACAATACTCTATTTGGTGAACTATATGCATGGAAATATATCATGAACGAGATTGATGATTTTGCAGTACTTCATCATTATAGAAGAAAAATGATTCATATGTTCAAGAATCATATCAATGTCGCTCATGCTATAGTAATGAATTGCTCACTATTGAATCAATTAGCTAATGCACATTCTCCAATATTATGTGAAGTACTTCAGAAGATTCTTGAACCTGGAGACTTTGCATTACTCAATAACAACATTCTCTATGCTTATAATTTGTTCTGTATTGACAAACCAACTCTCAAACTGTGGTTAGACTTTATTGAACCAAAGATCAAAGCAGCTATGGAAGTCTTGAATGTGCATAACAAACAAGAAGCTATTGAATTTGTCAAATCACAACCTTCATTCACTTATGCTGTAGAGGGTAAAGACACTAGAATTGAATATCAGTCGAGAATCTTTGCATTCTTGCTTGAAAGACTCAACACAGTATTCTGGATGAAAGCAAGAGGTCCTATCTATCCTTGTGATGTACAATTGCTTGAAGATTCTCAAATAATGTAATAAATATTGTAATACTGTTTAATGCGATAAGTTCATATAAAAAGATCTCTCAGATTAAGTTCTGAGAGATTTTTTATTAGAATGTCAATGTATAAGTAGTATCAGCAAGATATGTAGCAGTAGTAGTTGCTAAGTTGATCATATTTCCTTGAGAATCAACTCCATAACAAGTAAGTTTGACATCACCTTGAGATACTGAATTAGGATTCGAATAGAACGAGACTGATGACACTTGAGCATTAGGAGCTACTTTGAATCGATATTGTGCACAGTTTTTTACTAATGCTTGATTACCAGTCGAACAAGCATCTAGAATTTCAGAAGTAGTGAGTTCGACTATGTCATTAGCCCAATATTCTCCATACGGACAAGTAGTAGTATTCAATTGATTCTGATCAGCACTCAATCCATCTACTGAAAGATAGTCAGAATGTCCATCAGCCCAGCCTATGTCGAAGAAGTAGTAATTGTAGACATTAGGCCAGACTTTAGTACCATTCAGTATCATCAACGGATCTTTCAATCCATTGAACATGACATGCTTAGCTTTAGCATTATTTAGAATGAATTCAGACATTTATGCACCTGTTACAATATAAAGTATGTTAGATCCTGTAGCTTCAGCAGAAGTAGCTACAGCTACAGTAGGTATTGCAGCTTTCCATTCAATTGCACTTGTACTATGATTCAGAGTAAGAACTGAATCGATAGAATACTGATTAGCATTAGCAGGAACAAGACATCCAGCAATATCTTGATTATTCGATGCTGATGTAATGACTGAAATGCGTTTGTCAGTATCATTCGCAGAAATCTTAAGTAGTTCAGCATAATAAGAATAAGCAGCACCTGTAGTTACACGAGTATATTGAATTGTTGGTGTAGCTCCGTCATATCCGATCCAGACAGCTGAATTAGTAGCTGAAATTGTGATACCGTCTTTACCACTGATAGGTATGAGTGCACCAGTATAACTTTCACCACTCGGTCCCTGAGGTCCTTGTGCACCAGAAGCTCCACTTAACAGATCAATGACATCTGTATGTGTCTTGTCTGTCAAATAGACTCTTGTCCCAGACGGTATTGTAGAAGTCGATATTGTAGGACTGAAACCATCAGCACCACTTGGACCTTGACTACCACTTGGACCTTGTGGACCTACAAGACTTGCTAACCATTGAGCTGAAGTTCCTGTATATCCAGCTTGTACTGCTACTTCATAAGCGCTCTTACCTTCAGGTCCTTGAGCACCTGATGCTCCACTTGGACCTGCAGGACCTTGAGCGCCACTTTGTCCCTGTGGGCCTGTAGCACTGATATTTGTCGATCCCCAAGTAGCACCATTGTCATATGAAATTTCCCAGTAATTTGTAGCTTGATTGATTCGAATCTTTGGTGTCAAACCGCTTGGACCTGTAGCACCTTGAGCACCACTAGGACCTTCAGGTCCTTGAGGACCAACTAATGACGCTAACCATTGTGCACTTGTACCTGTAAAACCAGCAGCTACAGCAACTTCATAAGCAGACTTACCATTAGCACCATTAGCACCAGATGGACCTTGAGGACCCTGAGGACCAGTAGCACCACTAGGTCCAACTAATGAAGCTAACCACTGAGTCTCAGTACCTACATAACCATTGTCTAAAGCTACTTCATATGCTGACTTACCGTCTTGACCACTAGGACCTTGTTCACCTTGCAAACCTTGAGGTCCTTGTTCTCCTTGAGGTCCTTGAGGTCCTGTCAATCCAGGTATGCCCTGAGGACCTTGTATTCCCTGAATACCCTGAGCACCACTTTCACCTTGAGGACCTTGAATACCTTGTGGACCTCTAATGTTGACTTCAGTAATTTCAGAAGTGTCAGTTGTCAAAGTCCATGTCAGATTGCCACTTGAATCAACAGATGGTTTCCAAGCAGAAGCTTCAGCGCTTATAGCACTAGGTTCGAAAGTCAGACCTACTGGATATTCAAGAGTACCATCGCCTGAAATATAGTGATGAGTTATGACTGTAGCAGAACCTGCTGAACCATTGCTTTGTAACAGTTTTGAATCTGTACTTAAAATTTGTGACATGTTTAAAACCTCTTATTATGTATATCAAACTAACACACCAGATGCTGTAAATGTGCAAGTCTCCCACATACAGTTAGTAGTCGTAGAATATTGATAGAATGACATAAATGAATTGACATTGTCGCTAGTATAATTTGTACTTACTACAGGTATTGTCCAATCTGTTATATAATCTCCTGATGTAAGACCTGTTACTTCAGTACAATGTGCAGTAGACATATTAGTATCGTACTGTCCTTGCAATTCAGGTCGCATTGTATAATTAGGATCGTAACCTGAACATAATGCAAACATGCAGTTACCAGCTCTATTCCATGTATCAGGTTCGTAATAACCAGACATGAAGAAAGGTGTACCAATAGTTCTGCATAAGTGATGTCCATTGAATGTTTTATTAAGTAGTAGTGTCATTATATTATACGTCCTGCCATTTATAAGATATTTGCGCAAGTTCAGCAGAACCCGTTTGTGTGTTAGAACCACAATGATAGAATGTAGCTTTATGAGTTGGTACAGATGCTTGTCTAGACGCTTGCATGTATAAATTGTATGACCCAGATTCGACATTAACACAACTCCAGAACATGTAACTCATATCTGTACAGTTTTGAGTAGCAAATAATGGTATTATTGTTAATGACGAGCATTTATAAAACATATGATTCATATCTGTACATGCGCTAGTATCTAATAATGGAACTGTTGTTAATGCACTACAGTCACTGAACATATTACTCATTTCTGTAACATTTGCTGTGTTAAACAATGGAATAGTTGTCAGACTTGAACAGCTTCTGAACATACCTTTCATATTAAGCACAGCAGTAGTATTGTACAACGGTACTGTAGTTAATGCTGTACATTCTTCGAACATGCAGCTCATAGAAGTCGCATACTCTGTATTTAAGATAGGAGCTGATGTTAATGCATAACACTTTGCAAACATGAAGTTCATATTAGTTACACTAGAAGTGTCAACAAACTCTACAGATGTTAATGAACGACAGTTATGGAACATATAACTCATATCTGTAACATTAGATGTATCTAGAAATGCAATATGAGTCAGTGCTCTACAACTATTAAACATAGATAACATTGTTGTTACAGACGAAGTGTCGAATATTGCTACAGAAGTAAGCGATGAACAAGCACCAAACATAGCACTCATATCAGTAACGTTTGCTGTGTTTGCACCTAAAACTTCTAACAAATTAGATTGCTCACCGAATAATCCTATGAATGTACTAGCTGGTACATATCCATCTAAATGAGTAACATCCCATACATTGTTTTCTGCATCTACTAATGTAGAAGTGCATTGATACAGAGATGGTTGTGTACCTGCTTTATATTTTACTCGAACAGTATATGGCGGCAGATCTAACGGATTCAATGGATCGTAAATGTCGAAACCAAGTATATTGCTATAGTCAGTAGTAAGTAGCTTACCATTGCATGTTATTGCATACTTCATTTATCATTCTCC